ACTTGCTACAACAGGTGATATATTTAAAAAAATAATGGAAGGACAAAAAGAGTTTTTTAATAATGGACAACAAAATTCCACAATCGAACCTGGATCAACAGATTCTCAGGGGTAAACAAGCTTCTATCTTATTAGAAGAACCCTTGCTGAAAGAAGCTTTTGAATATTTATCTGAATCTTATAGATCAGAAATATTTAAAACTTCATATTCCGACCACGAACAAAGACAAGTTCTTTGGATGGCATTTAATATGCTAGACAAAATTAAAGGACATCTTGTTAGTGTAATGGAGACTGGCAAACTAGCTGCCCATGAGCTAGATAACCTAAAACGTCAATCGTAATAATTACGAAACGATAACCCTAAAGGAGCATATATGGCAGATGATAAATCTGTACAAGGTGCTGCTGAGAAAATACTTGGTTTACTGAATCCTAAACAAGGACAATCAGCACCAGTAGTCAAAGCAGAACCATCAGTAGAGCCTGAAGTTAAAACTCAGGATGTTTCAAATGACAATCAATCACAGTCTGACGAAATTGTTGAAGAAGCCGTAGCTACTGAAAACATAACAGAAGAAAATACAGAACAACCAACACAACAAGAAGAAGTTGAGAAACCAAATCTCCACCGAGTAAAAGTACAAGGTCAAGAGCTTGAGGTTACTCTCGATGAACTTAAGTCTGGTTATTCTAGAGATTCAGATTACAGACAAAAAACTCATCAATTATCACTTGATAAGAAAAATCTTGAAAGTGAAAAAGAGAGTTTACGTCAGACTTATGATTCTCGAATTAAAGAACTTAATAATGCAATTCAATCTGCAGATTTACTCTTTAAAGAACAGTTAGGTGCTACCGATCTTAATCGATTATACGAAGAAGATCCTAGTCATGCGGCTAAGTTAGAGTTTAAAATTAGACAACAACAAACTCGCATTAATGATTTACGTAAAAAAGCTGATGAAGCTTTTCAAAGTGAATTTACTAACTATCTTAAAAAAGAAATAAAACTTGCAGAAGAACGCATACCTGAGTTTGCAGATCCAGTAAAATCTACTGAGTTTAAACATAATGCTAAAAAAGTTTTAGCTGATTATGGATTTAAAGATAATGAAATATCTTCATTAACAGATCATAGATTCTTATTGGTTCTTAAAGATGCCATGCAATTTAAAAACTCTAAAGCACCTAAAGACCTTTCTCCAAAAAAGGTAGTTACTGCTCCAAAAGTTATTAAAGCTGGTATTGCTAAAACAGATAGTTCAGTTCGTGATATCATAAAACAAAAAATTGGGAAAGTAAGAAAGACTGGTCGCATGGAAGATGCACAGTCTGCCATACTTCAAATGATAACACAAAAAAAATAAGGAAAAATAAATGGCACAACCATCAAATACTTTCGATACTTACGATGCAATAGGTATTAGAGAGGACTTACAAGATGTGATTTATTCTATTTCTCCAACTGACACTCCTTTTATGAGTGCAGCTGCTAGAGAACAAGTTAAATCAACAACACACGAATGGCAAACAGACGCACTTGCTGCAGCATCAACATCTAATGCTGTAATCGAGGGCGATGAAGCTACTCTTGATGCTTCTACAGCTACATCTAGACTTGCAAACAAAACGCAAATCATGGACAAAACTGTAGTTATTACAGGCACTCAAGAAGCAGTTGATAAAGCTGGTAGAGCAAGTGAATTAGCTTATCAAATTGCTAAAAAATCAAAAGAACTAAAACGAGACATCGAAGCTACTTTACTTGCTAACCAAGCTAAAGTAACTGGTGATGCTTCAACTGCAAGAAAATTTGCATCTCTTGGAGCATGGGTGTTTTCGAATGACTCATTAGGATCTAGCGGTGTATCTCCAACTGGAGATGGTACTGATGCTAGAACTGATGGAACACAAAGAGCTTTCACAGAAGATCAACTGAAAACAGTTATCAAATCTGTATGGAACGCAGGTGGAAATCCTTCAGTACTAATGGTTGGTCCTTTCAACAAACAAAAAGTATCTGGATTCACAGGTGGATCTACTAGATTTGATGCTTCAGAAGATAAAACATTATACGCAAGTATTGATGTTTATTCATCTGACTTCGGTGATCTAGAAGTTGTACCTAACAGATTCTCTAGAGATAGAGATGCGTGGGTTCTGGATATGGACTACTGGTCAGTAGGTTTCTTAAGAGACTTCACTATGCACGAGTTATCAAAAACTGGTGATAGCGAAAAAAGACAGCTTTTAGTTGAGCTTACTTTAATCTCTAGAAACGAAGGTGCTAGTGGACTTGTTGCAGACTTAACAACGTCATAGTATAAATAATTAGAGGGGGAGAATAATCTCCCCTTCTTTAACTTTTTGTTTGGTCTTTGAAGTCTTAAAGACGGAACGAAGCAAACATAGGAAAATAAAATGAGAACATTAAACGACTACTTTTTAACTGCTAGATTAGCAGATGTATCTGCAGCTAGTTCAGTTAATATCGCTGTACCTGATGATGGAAAAATTATTAAAATTATTTCTGTATTAGGTGGAGCAATCACAACAGCTAATGCTGCTGTAACAAGTGCTGTAAATGGAACTACTGTAACAGGTGGTGGATTTACAGTTGCTCATACAAGCTCAGCTGCTGGAGACATTGATACTGCTGAACCAACTGCAGCTAACAGTGTTAAAGAAGGTGATTACATAACAATTACATCTGATGGTGGATCTTCTACGACTCAACCAATTGATATAACTGTTATCATAAGAAGATAATTTTACATTAGGGGGTAGCAATACCCCCTTTTTTAATTTAAAAGGAAATATATGGCAATTATGAATTATGGTCTTAGACCAGTAACAACATCTAAAGTGGCTATGAGTGGTACATCTGCTCAAAGTTCTGCTATAGGTGCAAACATACAATATGTAAGATTAGTAGCTGATGCTAACTGTCATTACAATATTGGTGTTAACCCAACAGCAACAACTAGCACAGTTTATTTACCTGCTAATGAAATAGAAATTATTAAAATTTCTGAAGGTGAAAAAGTAGCTGGAATTTGTGCTTCTGGAAATTTATACGTTACATCATTAACTGAGTAATGTCTAAGTTAAGAGACGTTGAGTTTGATGGAGTAGTCCGTTCAGATTATATTAAAGAATCTGATGGAAAACTTACTATTAAACACACTCAAGATGTTGAACCTGTTCTTAAAAAGAACAAACAACTTATTACTTTAAATGATGGATATTCTAAATCTAGAGATTTAAAAAGAGTAGCAAGTATTCCAAATATTTGTTTAACGATTTGGGCCAAAGAATATAATGGAACTAATAATTGGTTTGGAATACCAGATGTAGAACGTAAAAAGATTTTAAAGAAAAAATTAAACTCTAATGAGTATAGATATTTTAGAACTGCAGAAGGAAAAATATAATGGCAATTAGTACCTATACAGAATTAAAATCAACAATAGCTAACTGGCTTAATAGATCTGACCTTACATCTGAAATATCTGATGACTTTATAAAATTAGTTGAAGCTGATCTTAATGCTAAATTAAGAATTAGACAAATGGAACAGATTGATACTATTACTATTAATAGTGAAACAGTTACAGTTCCAACAGGATTTATAGCGGTAAGATCATTTTACATTTTATCTGGTGGCACAAAATATCATTTAAATTACATTACACCTGCAAATTTATTTGCAATTAAAGGTGCTTCAACTACTGGCTTACCAAGAGTTTATACAATTGAATCAGACAATGGAGTAGAACAATTTAGATTTGCTCCAAGTCCAGACACAACTTACACAGGGTACTTACAATACTATAAAGCATTTACACCTTTATCATCTGGTAATGCTAGTAATTATATTTTAGCATCACATCCATCTGTTTATTTATATGGCAGTTTATTTCATGCTGCTAACTTTATTGGCGGTATAGATCAAGCTCAAGTTCAAAACTGGATAGCTATGTATCAAACTGCATTAGAAAGATTAGAAAGTAATGATCAACAAGATTCATTTGGTGGATCTCCTGTTGTACAAAATACCGATGTAGGTACTGATCTTTCATTTTATAGAAGAAAGTAACTATGCAATTAGCATTTGGAGAATGGTTACCTGACCAACCTAAACATTTAAACAAAGGAGCTAATGTAGCTAATAATGTTTATTATGCTTTACAAAGTTATAAACCTTTTAAAAGTTTAGTTAGTTATAGTTCAAATAATATTGGTGCAGATTCAAAAGGTGCAGGTTCATTTAGAGATGGATCTAATAATGTTTTTAATTTTGTTGGTACAAGAACTAATCTTTATCAATTAGATGGTGGTACATTTACTTCACGTAAATCTAGTCTTACTGGAACTGCAACTGACTTTTGGACATTCACACAATTTGGAAATTACATTATAGCAAGTAATGGTGTTGATGCTCCCCAATATTATTTAATGGGAACTTCAACTAACTTTGCAAATTTATCTGCAATTGCTACATCTGGAACTGTACCTACGTTTAGAGTATCAGGAATTATTAGAAATTTTTTAGTTACTGGAAGTCAACCAACTAATGTTAATAGAGTACAATGGACTGGTAATGATGATATTGCTACTTGGGAACTTGGTAAAAAACAAGCTGACTTTCAAGATATTCCAGGAGCTGGTGGTAAGATTGTAGCTATAACTTCAGGTGAAATAGGATATGTATTTAGACAAAATCAAATTGTTCGTATGGACTATATTGGCGGACAAACAGTATTTAGATTTTCCGTTATATCTGCTAATCGTGGTGCTGTATATGGACAGACTGTAACACAAACAGATAGACGAGTTTTTTTTTACGCAGATGATGGTTTCTTTGAAGTTAATGGTGATGCACTAAAAGCAATTGGTGCAGAAAAAGTAAATAGATTTTTTGATTCAGATTTAAACAAAGCTTATACAGATCGTATTGTTGCAGCAATAGATCCATTTAATAACTTAGCTTTATGGTTATATCCTTCTGTTGCTAATGCAAATAATACCACAGGTATTTGTGATAAATTATTAATTTATAATTATGTTACAGAAAAATGGTCATCAGCTACTGCAAATGCTTCAACAATATTTACACAATTTGTTGGTGCATATACTGTAGAATTAATGGATATTATATCTACTAACTTAGATAATATTAATATTGCATTAGATACAGACTTTTGGAATGGTGGACAATTGTATTTAGGTGCAATTGATAATAATTATAAAGCTGCTATTTTTGCTGGTAATCAATTAGAAGCAGAAATGGAAACATCTGAAATAGAACCTATTCCAGGACAAAGAACTAAAATTACTGGAGTTAGACCTATAGTAGATTGTGCTTCGACAGTAGCTCTTAAAACTAGAGATGCTTTAGTAGATACTGAAACAACTTCTAGTTATGTTGCAGCAAACACAACTGGCATAGCACCATTGAGACAATCTGGTAGATATGTTAGAGCTAATGTTAAAATAGCTTCTGGAACTAATTGGAATGATGCACAAGGTATTGATGTAACAGCATCACCAGCAGGAATTAGATAATGGCAGACATAACAGAATTAGATATTGATAACGTAAGATATTCTTTTGATACTCAAGAATATTTTCAAAGACAAGTAGAAGTAGCATTAAACGAATATATAAATAAATTTAACACAGAAAACGATAAAGTTTTCACATGGTTTATAGGTAATTAATATGGCAGGAATAAAAGATTATAGTACAACCGCAGCGAATAACACTACAATAGGAAGTATTAATACAGCAGAAGGTATGTTGCCTTCTAATATTAATAACTGTTTTAGAGGTTTAGGTGCTGAGATTAGAGAATGGTATAACGATTCTCAATGGGTTATTTATGGTGATGGAGATAATGGTTTTACTATTACTTACGCTTCAGCAACTTCATTCACAGTATCAGGTGTAGATGTTACAAGTTTTTATCATGTAGGTCGTAGAGTTAAAGCAATAGCTACAACTCCAGGAACTATCTATGGAACAATAAGTGCAACTACATTTTCAACTAATACAACTGTAACAGTAACATGGGATAGTGGTTCATTAGCTAACGAAGCAGTAGTTATTTATGTTGCTGCATTATCTAAAACTGGAGATTCAATACCAGAACTAGTTATTACTAATGCTAAAGTCGCAGCAGCAGCTGCAATTGACGCAACTAAAATTGGTGGCGGTGCAGTATCTAATTTAGAATTTTCATATCTTGACGGAGTTACATCTGCAATACAAACACAAATAGATTCCAAACAAGCTACAATAACAGGAGCTGCTACAACTGTAGTAACATCTGACTTAACTGCTAGTAGAGCTGCTATATCCAATTCATCTGGAAAGATTGCTGTATCAACAGTAACAGATACTGAACTTGGTTATGTATCTGGAGTAACAAGTGCTATTCAAACGCAACTTGGAACAAAATTAACAGCTTCAAATAATTTATCTGATGTATCTTCTACATCTACTGCTAGAACTAATTTAGGTTTAGCTATTGGTACAAACGTACAAGCATATGATGCTGAACTTGCAGCAATCGCTGGATTAACTTCTGCCGCTGACAAAGGTATTCAATTTACAGGATCAGGAACAGCTGCAGTATTTGATTTAACAACTGCTGGTAAAGCATTACTTGATGATGCTGATGCGTCTGCACAAAGAACTACATTAGGATTAGGAACTATAGCAACTCAAAATGCTAATAGTGTAACTTTAACTGGTGGAACAATTACAGGATTAGGTGATCCGTCATCTTCTTCTGAAGCTGCTACTAAAAATTATGTTGATAATTTAGTTACTGGTCTTAGAACAAGAGTTATTGCTAGAGTTGCTTCTACTGCAAATGTTAATATTTCTACAGGATTAGAAAATGGTGATACTTTAGATGGTGTTACATTAGTAACAGGAAATAGAGTTTTATTAAAAGATCAATCTACTGCATCTCAAAATGGTTTATATATTGTTGTAGCTTCAGGAGCTGCTTCAAGAGATACAGAATTTGATATAATATCAGAATTAGCTGGACAGTTAATTTTAGTATCAGAAGGCTCTACTCATGCTGATGATTTATTTTTATGTACAACAGATACTAGTGCTACACTTGGTTCTAGTTCTATTTCATACGTACAAGTATTTCCAAGTTCAGGTGGTACAGTAACATCTGTAGCAGTAGCTGATTCAGGATCTTCAGAATTTACAGTAACAGGAAGTCCAATAACTTCTTCTGGTACAATATCACTTGCAGTTAATTCAATAGCTGCAACTAAGATTGGAACAGGTACAGTAGATAATACAGAATTTGGTTATTTGAATGGTGTAACTTCAGCTATTCAAACTCAAATAGATAATAAAGCAAGTAAAGGATTCTCAATAGCTATGAGTATTGCTTTATAAAACAAACTAATATATAGGAAAATAATATGGCACAAGATTTTACAAGATATAAAGAAAGACTAGTAGGAACATCAGCAGTTACTTTATTTACAGCAAACTCAAATGATACAATCGTAGGTATATCAGTTGCTAATGTTACAGGTTCTGCAGTTAATGCAGATGTATTTATCAATGATGGTACTAATGATTTTTATTTAGTTAAAAATGCACCAATACCTGCAGGTTCAGCATTACAAGTTTTAGATGGTGGTGCTAAAGTTGTTGTACAAAATGGTGATATTTTAAAAGTTAAATCCGACACAGCTAGTTCATTAGATGTTTGGATTTCAACTGTTGATGCAATATCATAATAGGAAAATATAAATGCCTTTCATAGGAAATAAACCTTCTGCAGTACCTTTAACTTCTGCGGATATAGCTGATGGTATTATAACATCTGCAAAGATTGTAGATGGTACTATTGTTAATGCTGACATTAACGCAAGTGCCGCTATTGTTGGAACTAAGTTATCTAATACAGGTGGCTTAAAATCTATGCAAGTTTTTTCAACATCAGGAACATACACAAAACCATCAGGAATTAATCTTATTAAAGTTTACATAACTGGAGGTGGTGGAGGAGGTGGTAAAGGTGGAAGTTCAGAAGCTGCAGGAGGAGGTGGAGGAGCAGGAGGAACTGCAATAAAAGTTATTAATGCAACATCTATTACAACTGAAACTGTAACTATTGGTGCAGGAGGTGCTTCTGAAACTGCAGGTTCTACATCTTCATTTGGTTCTCATTGTTCAGCAACAGGTGGAGAAAAAGGATTAAATGCCTATGCTTTAGCTGGAGATACAGAAGGTGGAGTTGGTTCAAGTGGAGATATAAATTTATATGGACAAGCTGGTGGTGGAGCTGCAGATGAAAAAACTGGTGGTCAAACTGGAGGATTGGGTGGAAGTAGTTTCTGGGGAGGTGGTGGATATGGTATATATAATACAACTGGTTTAGTAGGTTATCATGGTGGCGGAGGTGGTGGTGGTCAAAGAGCAACTGGCAACATAGGTGGAGCTGGTGGTGCAGGAATTTGTGTAGTGGAGGAATATAGTTAATGAAAGCATTAATATTAAATAATAAAGTTGTAGATGTTAAAGAAGTGGAATTTGAAGTACCTAATACTATGGTTTGGGTAAATTGTTCTAATGATATTAAAATAGGTTATCGTTATGATGGTACAAATTTTATATCTAATTTACCAACTGCTGAACAAATTGCAGAATATGAACAAGAAAAATTATTAAAAGAACAAAATAAGCAATCAGCACAAAACAAACTTAAAGCATTAGGTTTGAATGATGCTGAGATCAAAAGTATAATAGGATAATAATGCCACTAACAAAAATACAATCACTAGGAATAACTGATGGCACAATAGTTAATGCCGATATTAATGCTAGTGCTGCTATAGCTGGAACTAAGTTAACTGGTGTTGGAATTACAATGGTAGATAGATGGAGATTAACTACTGATTTTACAAACACAGCAGAACCAATTGCATCAAATTTAGAAAGAGCAGATGAAACAGCTCCTGGTTTAATTGGAACTGGAATGACACAAAGTTCTGGGATATTTACATTTCCTTCAACAGGAATATATTTAATTCAAGCACAATTTGGTTTTCAATTAAATGGAAGTGCAAGAGATTTAGCTCATTATATAAAATTTACAACAAATAATAGTACATATTCAGCTGGTGCAGGTAATGATGTCTTTATAATACAAACTTCAGGATCAACTACATGGAATGGAAATTTTATATCTTATACTTTTGATGTTACTAATGTAACTACACATAAAGTAAGATTTGATGTTGAGGTTAGTAGTAATACAGCAACAACAACAAGAGGTAGTACAGCAGCTGATATAACTGCTTTTACATTTATTAGATTAGGAGATACATAAAATGAATAAAGATTATTTACAAGACGCACTACATAGTTTTAATTTAGATACTCCTAATTGGTATGGTTGGAGAACGCATGATGATAATGGAAATAAAATTCCTAACGATCAAAGAATGTGCTGGGAACATGTTATTGTTATTAAAGAAGGTGCTATCAAACCCACTAAACAAGAATTAGAAAATAAAATCCAAGAACTAATTACAGAATATAATTCTAATCAATACCAAAGAGATAGAGCCAAAGACTATCCTTCAATACAAGAGCAACTTGATATGCAGTATTGGGATAAGATTAATGGCACTAATAAATGGCAACAAGCCATCAACGCAGTTAAACAGAAATATCCAAAATAGATGGCTTATATCGGCAAACAACCAGTTGTAGGAAATTTTGTAAAGCTAGATGCTATTACAACATCTGCTACAGCTACATACAATTTAACTAATGGTGGAGTTGCGTATTTTCCACAAACTGCAAACAACTGCATCGTATCTTTAAATGGTGTTATTCAATCGCCAACTTCAGCTTATACAATATCAGGTTCAACAATAGTATTCTCAGATGCTTTAACTGCTTCTGACTCAATAGATTTTATTTTAGTATTAGGTGATGTTCTTTCAATAGGTACTCCAAGTGATTCAACAGTAGGTTTTGCAAAAGTAACTTCTAATTTAATTACTGGTGCTACAGCAGAAACTTCTATTGCAGGTGGAGATAGCATTTTAATCTATGACGATAGTGCTAGTGCATTAAGAAAAATGACTAGAACTAATTTTGTTGCAGGAGTAGGTGGTGCTAACACTCCAGCTTTTATAGCTTATTTAACAAGTCAAAGTATTCCTAGTGCAACAGAAACTAAATTACAATTTAACTCAGAAGTTCTTGATACCGATAGTTGTTTTGATTCAACAACAAATTATAGATTTACTCCGACAACTGCTGGTTATTATCTTTTAAGTTTAACTACTGGTGGTGCATCAATTTCAACTTATACAGGTGTTATTATAAAAAAAAATGGAAGTACAAGTCTTTATACTTATGATGGAACTACAAATGGTTCATATATGGAAGGAAGCACTATTATTGTATATTTTAATGGAACAACAGATTATGTTGAAGGATATGTATATTACACTGCTGGAAGGAATATTTCTGGGAATTTAAGTGGTACTGCTTATACCAGATTTTGGGGATATAGATTAATAGGGTTATAAATGACAATAAAAACTAAAATAAAATTATACGCAAACAAGGAAGTAGATTTCAGAAATGAAGTTAGACTTCAAGATGATGGTAATGGTGCTTACATCAAAGAATGGAATTTAGATATTGCTCAACCAACTGAAGCACAACTTAACGCATTAGAAACACAAGCTAATGAAGTTGAAAGATTAAACCTAGTTAAAGCAAATAGAGCAAACGAATATCCTGACTTTAAAGAATACCTAGATGGTATTGTTAAAGGTGATGATGCTCAAATACAAAAGTACATTAACGATTGTCTAGCAGTAAAAGCTAAATATCCAAAAGAATAATATGATACCATACACTAACGAAGAAGTAGAATTTATTAACAAACCAATATAAGGAAAACACTATGTTTAATTTTAATCCGTTTAAAATTCCTTCTTATAAAGAAGTTAAAGAATCAACTGAGAAATTATATGCTGATTCTGTTAAATTCTTTGAAGAATGGGTTGAGGATGTTAAGAAGTATTTCAATAAAAAGTAAATGGCTAATACATATAAGAGTACGTTTTTTGATTTAACCACAACAAATCAAACTACTGTTTATACTGTACCTGCTGGAGTTAAAGCACTAGTTAAAACTATTCAATGTACTAATCATACTGGTAATACCAATGTTGAAGTATTTATAACCGACACTAGTGCCACACTTACAATTGAAATTGCTCATGTTACAATGGCAGCAAGAACTACTGAAAATTTTGCTAAAGGTACAATTGTATTAGATGAAAATGATATAATTAAAATTACTGCTGATACTGCAAATAGAATTACTGGAACTATTGCTGTATTAGAAATTTCATTTCAATGATTACTCTAGTTTCTATTCCTAAAGATAAAATAGAAGCTTCTTGGTTTAGAGTTGAGCAGCTCGTAACTGAAGCTTTAATTAGATCTGGAGGATATGCAAACTCAAATCATTTTAAAGACTGGTGTATTCAAAACAAATGTCAGTTATGGATTCTTTGGGATGCTGAAGAAACTGTAGAAACAAAGAAATTATATGGTGTTGTTATAACTGAAGTTATACAAAGACCTTTGCAAAAATGTTGTTATATACGCATAATGACTGGACATCATAGAGAAAAGTGGCAACACTTAATTAAAGAACTTGAGAAGTTTGCTTATGAAAATGATTGTGATAAGATGGAACTTATTGCAAGACCAGGATGGGAAAAAGTCTTAAGGAACTTTAGATATAAAAAAAGCCACATTCTTTTAGAAAAGCAATTAAAAAAATAATTGTATGTTATTAAATCATAAAGACAATATTACTGAATTTCCAGTTAA